CTCGGCAGGATGCTCTGCCACGAGAAACTGCGGGGTGCCGCACGGCAGGCCGTACTTGACCGAATTGACAATATCCGGCAATTAAAATTGTTCTGACCATGGAAGAAGAGAAAAAAAATAATAAAAAGACCGGCATGAGACGTGCCTTGAATGTCAGGGACATTCTGAACAAGAAGTATGACGTGTTTCCTTTCGAGGGGAAATGGAAGGACGCCTTCGACACTCCGGAGATCCGGGGCTGCTGGTTCGTGTGGGGGAATAGCGGTAACGGAAAGACTTCCTTTGTGATGCAGCTCTGCAAGGAACTTTGCAAGTATGACCGTGTGGCGTTCAATTCCCTGGAGGAAGGAACCTCTCTGACTGTCCAGAACAACCTGCGGCGCTTTGGTATGGCCGAGGTGAGCCGCCACCTCGCGTTCATCAAGGAGGACATCCCCACCTTGAAGATCAGGCTCCGGCGTCATAAGAGTTTCAATATCGTAGTCATTGACAGCTTCCAATATACCCAGATGACGTACCGTGACTATATCCAGCTGAAGGAGGAGTTTCCGGACAAGCTGTTTGTTTTCATCAGCCATGCCCGCGGCAAGAATCCTAAAGGTGATGCGGCCACGAGCGTGATGTATGATGCCGACCTGAAGATATGGGTAGAGGGCTACGTCGCCTTCAGTAAGGGACGTTATCAGGGGGCCACTGGTGAATACACAATCTGGGAGAAGGGCGCCTATGACTATTGGAATGTGGCGGGACCGAAACAGAAAGGAGGCCAGGCATGAGCAGGATAAAGAAACAGCTGGAGATTTGTCCTCCCGCCTATATGTGTAAGGGGCCTAACCGTGAGAACTTCGTCAGTACCGGTCACAAGTGCGGTTACTGCAAGGGCAACGGCTGGTTCTGGGGAACGGAAGAGGGCAGCCGCGAGGACGTGCAGGTGCCCTGCCCGGTGTGTGGCGGTAGCGGTGAGCTGGATGCGATTATAACAGTGGACTGGAAACCTTCAAACAAGTGAGCCATGAGAAAGGAATATTACAACTACGTTGTGAAGCTGCCCGTTCTGCTTCATGAACTGTTCCGCGGGAAAGTTGCCGACTATCATTTTTCCGACATGACGGTAGTGATGAACCACCTGGTAAAGTCCTATATCCGCATGATGGACGGTGGCAGGGTTTCTACTGCCACCCGGCGTATCCTTCTCTGCATGGACCGTATTCCGGACATGTCGTTCTTCTTCCGCCGCCAGGAGAAGGCGGTGCTGTTCTTCGAGATGGATCCGGCCGTTGCCGACAGCCTACAGCGTGCCATCGTTTCCGGGGGCTGGGGCAACCGCCAGCGTCTTGCCGTCCGCCTGGTATGCGCCTTCTGCTGCGGTGCCGGTGTGACGTTGAACAACCTTTCGATGGAGCTTGCCGCCGGAGAGGTGTTCCGCTGTCCGGAAGGTTATCTCATACATACCTACGTGAGCAACTACCAGTACGTGTTCCTGAAGGAGACGGCCGCCGCCCAGCGCATGAGCGTGGAGGGTATGCTGACGGCTGCCGCCGAGCTGCTGGTGGGGACGGATGACGACGGTGCCGGTTATCATATCCCGGAGAACCTTGGCCGTATCGCTGACAGCGTGCTCGGGATAAAGGGCAGCACGCTGAAGGACTTCCGTCGGCAGTGTCTGGTGAGTATCCGCACGAACACCATCGGTCCGGACCGTATCGCCGCCTTCATGGAGAGGCATGGCATCTCCTCCGCCCGTGAGTTCCTGCGCCGTGTGGTCCTCTTCTTTCTGGAGGCACGGTACCTCATTTACCGCAAAGAAATAGAACTCGGGGAGAACGACCTGTCGGAGGAGGACGAGCCGGACTGGGAGGAGACGATGTACCGGCAGTACGAGAAAAAGGATTTTGCGATTTCGATATATAATTATTAACCATTAAAATTTAACTGAAATGATTACAGAAAAACAGAAAGAGGCAGTAAAGGAACTCTGCCAATACGTGGATAACTTTTGTAAGGAAAATAATCTTAGTGCCTTTATGAGCGTTGCGGCAAGTGAGGACCAACCGGACGGGCTTGAGCAGATAGCCGGCTTAATCATTACCGGCAAGCCTAAACATATTGTCGGCTCTATTTCCGGGGTTGTCAAAGCGAATAAGAATATCTATATGCTGCTTTCCGTGGGGCTTATGCAGGCCTATACGAGAAAGGCTGACATTAATACTATTCCGTTCGGTGAAAATTTGAATATGAACTGATGAATGACTATAAATGAACACGAGTGAGAACCTGCACCAGCTCGGCCTTCCGATAGAGAGGTTGAGCAGCGTCCTTCTGAACTGGACGTGTTTTGAGCCGCGTCGTCAGATGCTAATCAGTGCCTCCACAAAGACGGAGGGCTGGGCGATTGTCGAGACGCGGGATTCGCAACTGGCCGCCGCCATCCTGAGGGATGTCCCGGAGGCACGTTTGAGAGAACTTGAGAAACCTGTAGTTACAATAGCGTTATGAGTAATATATTCAAAAAATTCGAAGGTCTGAAAGTTCGTGTTCAGATCACGAACAGTATCGGGCTTCCGGTTGACCGCCAAGGTTACGTGGAGGTTGAGGAGAATTGGGCTTATCTTTACGAGAAAGGCCAGAAGGGAAACAGATATATTTTAGCAATCAACACCAACAGGAACAGCGTGGTGTCGGTTGAAGTGATTAATTTGTAAGAATAAAGTATGGAATATAAACACTATAAAATAACAATTAAAGAGGCTGGATTGGAAAAGCCAATTGAAACTGAATATCATGGAATTATCGACAATAAAGGGCTTATTGCTTACTATGGATTGAATAATTCTGATGTAGAATGGTATGAAATAGATGAAATTGTCGAATGAATCAAAACAAGTATAGTAATGAGCATATTTGAACTTTTTACCCGATATAAGTGCACAAAAGATGAAAAAGAACGCCTTCTTGATTACTTATGTGCTATTAGGATAAAGAGAATCATAAAAGAAATTGATAGTCTCCATAAAAGAACGACATAACCATGCAGATAGACATCAACACCCGTAAACAGCTAAACAAGCCCGAGAATTATTCGGCGTTTTACAGCCTTTTGAACCGCCTTCCGACATCGGATCGTGACGCACTGAAGGAAAGCATCGTTTCCCAGTACACGGACGGCCGCACCACGAGCCTGCGCGAGATGACGCTGAAGGAATACAGCGCTGCCGTGGCCGGGATACGCAAGCTGGTGCCGCCCACTTACCGTGAGGAGCTCCGGAAGATTCTCCGTCAGAAGCGTTCGGCGGTGCTTCACCAGATGCAGCTGCTGGGCATTGATACGGCCGACTGGGACCGGGTGAACGCCTTCTGCCGGGACAGCCGTATCACTGGCATGGAGTTCCGTGAACTTGACTGCGAGGCGCTGGATGCGTTGCAGGTGAAGCTGCGCGCCATTCGCCGCAAACGTGAGAATAAACAACAGTAACAACCATTTAATTTTTTAGTTATGGACTTGAAAGAACAATTAAAAAGCCTGTCCGCCCAGGACAGAAAGGAGCTTTTGAAACAGCTCCAGCAGGAAGAGAAGGAAAACAAGCGCAACCGTCGCGATGCCTACGAAGGGCTTCGTGCGCAGTTCATGCTTGAAGTGAAGAACAAGCTGTTTCCAGTTGTGGATGACGTGAAAGCCTTCCGTGACTGGGTGGAGAAGGAAGCCGCCTCTTTCCGCGACCTGATGCGTGACTATGGCCAGCTCCGCAAGGATGACCAGGCGAGTTTCACCATCGTGGACGGTGACATGAAGCTGGAAGTGAGGAGTAACAAGGTGAAGAGTTTCGACGAGCGTGCCAATCTCGCCGCCGAGCGTCTGGTGGATTACCTGAAGCGTTACGCCATGAGCCGGGAGCTCGGTACCGACGATCCGATGTACCAACTTGGCATGACCATGATCGAGCGTAACCGCCAGGGTGATCTGGACTACAAGTCGGTGAGCAAGCTGTACGAGCTTGAGGACCGTTTCGACAGTGAGTACACGGAGATCATGGACCTCTTTCGTGAGAGCAATGTGGTGTATAAGACTGCGGTGAACTACTATTTCCACAAGCGTGACGAGAACGGTGTCTGGCGCCGTATCGAACCTTCATTCTGCCGTCTGTGATATGGAGAAGACAAAGAACATCGCACCACACGTGATGGCTTGCAAGAACTGCGAGGGTAAGGGGCGTGTTTTCTACACAGACCAGAGCGGAGCCCCTTCCTCCTCCCGTTGTCCTGTCTGCAAGGGCAGTGGCCGGGTAAAGGTACAGAGCAAGGTGATTACCCGTATCGAGCCTTTTATTCCGGGTGAGGACGATACCGAACTGATGACCATGTGATTTTGTTCACACTCTAAACAGAAAAAACGCCGCATCCGTTGTGATTGCGGCGTTTTTCTTTTTCCTGATATGCCAAATGCCTAATTTTGCAGTAAATAACTCTTATTTATGGCCAAAGGACGAGACAAGAACCTGATAGAACTTCGTGATGAAGCCCTGTGCCGCCGTTACTATTATTGGACGGAGGTGCAGCGTCTGCGCTTTGACGACGCCCTGAAAGTGTTGTCCCGGCAGGAATTTTTTATTTCCGAGGAGCGGATCATGTCAATCATCCGTCGCAAGTGCCGTGAGTTGAAGGATCTTGAACTGAAGCCCGTCCCGAAGGTTAAGAAACCCCGCCTGACAGCCGTCCAGCTTTCCCTGTTCACGGGGGAATGAACCTTCCCCTTACTGCATGGCCGACTCGTCATGCAGCGTGAAGGAATAAACCGTCTCGTACACCTTGATGTTTCCCGGCAGGGAATAATCCCGGTTCTTGACCCTGACCAGCGGTGTGCAGTCTTCCGTGCACTGGAACCCCTGCAAGGCCTTGTACAGTTCCTTTGCCTTCATCTGCCGTTCCCTTACTTTGTCATAGGTACCTGAAGTGTAGTGCGTGTCGTCGTAGCAGTCCACGGCCAGCCTTACGGTGACAAGCGACATGCTTTTCTGTACCCCGTATCCGAAGTCTTTCCAGTCCGATTCCGTATTCCCTATGAGTACGCAGGGGAAGGTGACCGGGTAATGTTCCTCTTCCGCTCCGGTTTCGAGCTGTCCGTAATCCTCGTCAATGTATGAGAGCTCCGGCATCTTTTGGGCGATGCGTTCCATGATTGCGATGAATATTTCTTCCATGTGTTTATAAGTTTAAAATGTTTCTGATTTCGTTTTCTGTTTTTTCCGTTATCCTGTCGGACAGTTCCCGGCTTTCTCCGATAAACTGGCGTTGTGGTATTTTTATCCGGAGCTTTTTCTTTTTGGTGAGCGCCAGTCTTTTCCATCTTAATGCCTCCGGGTTCTCCTGTGGTTCATTGTTTGCGGCAGAACCCTTCTTTTTGCCTTTTCTTTTGCCCGTGGCGGCTTTTTTAGCCTTGCCTGAAGCCTGGTAATACTTTGCCCATGCAAAACGCCGCATTTGGGGCGTAACAGTCGGATGAACTTCTCCTCCCCAGTTGTGGACGGGCGCGTATATGAGGTCATTGGCCACTCTTACCCGGTAGTCCGTCGGCATGTACTTGACGGAGCTGAAGAGGTGGGTCCTCCCGGAGAGCAGCGTCCCGTAGTTCCCGGCCGCATCCGTTCTTCCAGATGACAGCCTTTTCGCTTTCGGCCACGGGTGTAATCCTCCGTTTACGAAACCTTCCCGGCGGAAGTTGTCCTGGAAATGGTCTTTTGCCATTCGTCCGGCGATAACCGGCATCTTTCGTTTCATTAGACCATCCAGTTCTTTCCGTTTGGCATTTATCAGCCTTGAATATTCTTTTATGTCCATAAATTATAGAGTTTAAAAAATAATTTTATACTTTTGCAAACAAGGTGTTTTATGTGCCTTTTTGAGTTATGGAAATACCCGAACAAGTGTCAGAATTAGCAAACATCCACGGTTATAACTCCGTTGTTTTATCAGCCAGTTCCCCTGAAGGAAGCATCTATTCCGTTGGCTGTGTTGACGGGGATGGTTTTGAGTTGCCTGTCGGTCTTCCCGCCGGCTCAGTTGTAATTCTTGGGGGATTAATATTTGCTAATTCCCCTTTATGCATACACATTAGCTAACCTATACAAAAAGAATCTCTTATCTACTACTCCACGAGATGAAGCTCTGAATGCTTTAATTTTTGCATTAAAAGCTTCCGCCGCAGCATTTGTGCTTCTGTTCACAAAGTAGTTTAATATCCGTTCGTAATGATTCTCAATGGAATTGGCAACAGTAGT